GCCATGGTTAGCAGGATTCCAGAGAATACTATAATCCATATAGTTGTGTCAAGTGTTAACATACAAAAACCTCCGGATGATCCACACAGGCTAATAAGACTGCATCCGTAGAGCCTAAGTATTCGCCTCCTGTTTGTTTGTAGGTAAACGTGGGGCCTATGTAGGGATTATAGGTGATCATATCATCATTCGAGCAGGGGCGCGGCATAGGTGACCCTTCGGGTAACAAGGTGCCCACTAGTCCTGCGTGTACGTTCTTCTTACGTTCTCTTAAGACTCTCTCACGGCCCTTCTGAGACACCTTAGGTGTAACCCCCTGTAGGTGTACAAACTCTGCTCTATCTATCACTAGGCCCTTCTTAGGCCCCTCTAAGGCCTTAATAGACCAAAGTTTACGGTGTAGGTTCCAATAGACAAATACTTTCATAATTAGGCCCTCTTAGGCTGTCAAGCGTAGAAATTCTAGGGTTAGCAGGGCGATACCGTAGGAAAACATAACTCCTAACACCAGCCCCAACAGTGCACCACCTATCATCATAATATTGTTTAACATAACTTAGCCCCCTTAGGCTACGTCAAGTGTTTTTATTAAGTTATTCTGATTTTTAACCATAGACTTACCGTGTCCAATGTAGGTTACCACAGAAACACCCTTGTCCCAACACGCGCGACACTTGTCACACTTACCACCTCTGGTGTAAGCCTCGCAAACAAAAGACCCCTTAGGTGCATCTTCTAGGGTTGCAATGGTGCTCGTGTTAGGGCCTTCGATAGTTTCTCCCATGATACTATCTGAGGATAACCTAAGTACCACGTTTGGCAAGCTCTGTAGCCTCTGGAGTACTAACGTAAACTTAGTAAACTTATGCATCCTTGTTGGTATCCAATGTTTAACCCATGGCGTCGCTTCGCACACCTCTAGAATCTTCCTAGCGAGTCTTACGTCGTAAATGTCACCCGAATCGAACCACCTAAAGTATCTATCGTTGTCTAACTCTTGGATCATATCAGATACCCAAGTATCACGTTTCCAATCTTCTCTATTGTGCACCCTAGGAGCCTTGACGTTAGGGAACCTATAGTTACCCGAGGTTGCATAACAACCTTTGCAAGCGTCTACAAGCTCTCCTGTGGCATCTCTGGAAGCTGGACAGGTATCTAAGGCCTGTAAGGACCACGACCGACAGGGCATTTTAGAGGCTTTTGATAACTTTAGCATAACTTAGGTTCCTACTTAGGTTGTCTTAGGTTGCCTAAGCTACTCTAAGGTAGCCTAGGCTGTCAAATGTTTTTTTTTTGCTTTATACTTTATTATGGTGGTGGATAGTGACAATACCACTTTTATGTATAGCCACCGTTTTGTTACCTCCCGACCATTTAAAGTATAACTCACCGTTGAGCTTACTACGGGTCAAAACATCGGACCCCTCTAACTCACCGTCTTCCTTTAGTTTGGTGTATGCCTTCCGTTGAGCTTCTGTAGTTTGCATAACTTAGGTTCCTACTTAGGTTGTCTTAGGTTGCCCCTATGGCTTCCCTTAGTTGATGTAACCATTATACCTCAGTTGGCCCAAGATGCAACCCCTTTGAGATGTTAATATTACCAAACTCTTTTAGTTGACATAGGCTCCTTGGATGTGCTATTCGCGTGTGCGCGTGTGTATAAAGGCACAACGTGGGTACACCATTGGGCTACCGATGTCAACCCTTGACAACCTAAGGTGTCTGTAGTACCCCTCAGTACCCCTCAGAAGGTCCTACTTAGGCCCTCACTTGTCACCTTTTGTCAACGTAATTAATACCACAACTTTAGGTTGCACCTTGGGTGCGCCTCGTGTAGGCCTTAGGCTCCTTTGGCTAACACGAATAGCAACCCATGTCAACGTAAATATTACCACACCTTAAGCTTGACATAGGTTGCCCCTTGTGTTACCCCTTGGATCCTTGGCTAACACAAGTAGCTTGGCTTGTCAACGTGAATAGTACCAATGTTTTCTCTTGACATCTCGGGTCAGCCATGGTACCATTGGGATCCCGAGGCTATTTCGACACGGGGGGCCGGAGTTGCGTCTTGATTACTATAGTTGTACCTCCTTAGGCTCAAAATAGGGAACTTTAGGAAACTAAAGGAGTAAAATTAGGTAAAACTTAAGTAAACTAGGTGTAGTGTTACCTAATGTAACCCCTTGGTATACCTAAAGTTTACCAAAAGTACACCTTAGGGCACCTTAGGGGCTAAAAGGCCACCAAAGGAGACCTAAGAATCCTTAGTAGTGTGATTATTACCAAAGAAATACCTTGACATTTACTGTAAAATATGGTATAATATATAGTATATTCTAAGAGACACTTTAGAGGGACTTCGCGCCACCTAAGTTACCCTTAGTTGCACCTTAGTTGAATACTTTAATGAATAATTTAAAGAATACAACAAAGGCCACCTTAGGAGGTAACTAAATAGGTTTACCAAGATCCCCTCTAAGGTTACCCCTTTAGGAACTAGGGAATCCAAAGGGTACTTAGACTATAGGGGACTCAGGTAAAACATAAGGCAGCATAGGCATCCAGAGGAGAACTTATGTCTACAGAAGAACCCAGTATTCCTAAGAAGCGTGGGAGGCCCCCTAAGGCCACCACAGACCTTAAGAAGGCAGGTAACAGAGGTAAGGTTGGTAGGCCTAAGGGTGACGCTGGTATAATCAATGAATACAAAGCTAGGATGCTCAGTAGTCCTAAGTCTAAGAAGGTACTAGAGGCTATCTTTGATGCAGCCTTAGACGATGACCATAAGAACCAAGGGGCTGCGTGGAAGCTAATAATGGATCGTATAGCCCCCACAGCGGCCTTTGAGAAGGATGTAATCAAGGATGCTGGTAGGAGTGCTATACAGATAAACATCACAGGCGTTGGAGCTACCGAAGTTTCATCAGGTGACGTTATTGACGGAGATTCCGGTGAAGTACTTTAAGATCGAAGAGTTCGACTGTCAAGAGACGGGGGAAAACGAGATGTCCCCAGTCTTCTTAGAAGTCCTAGATGACCTGAGGGACTTATGTGGTTTCCCCTTTGTCATCACGAGTGGCTACAGAAGCCCTAAGCACTCCATAGAGGCTTCTAAGTCTTCTCCGGGAACTCATGCCCGAGGTGTAGCGAGTGACATCAAGGTATCCTCTGGATCACAGAAGCACACCTTGGTTAGACACGCGATGGCCCTAGGGTTCAGTGGTATAGGCGTGGCTGATACATTTGTGCACGTAGACCTCCGAGAAACTACGCCTGTTATGTGGACATACTGATATGTTATATACGAAGAATGTAAACTTAACAGACACTTCTACGCAAACTATTGTGACCATACCCAACGGCTACGTTGCCCACTGGACGATGGCGTTTATTTCTAACTTAGACAACTCAACCAATGACGTTACACTGTTCATAGACAAGACACCAGACCCTGACGTTTACATACTAAACGGAACTAACGTACAATCCAAAGAGTATCTGCTTATTGACGGCAATGCTGTGTTTGTGTTACAGCCCGGAGATGTCATCAAGGCAGCAGCAGGCAGTTCAGGAAACATGGAAGTCGTAGTCACCTTTGATCTGCTAGAAGCCCCAGCAACTTTTGTGAACTTCAACGGCGCATGACTGACGTTAATGTAGAACTGCTAGATTGGCAGACAAAAGTCTTTAATGACCCTACACGTTTTAAGGTGGTTGCTGCTGGGCGTCGTACAGGCAAGTCCCGGCTGGCTGCGTGGATGTTAATCATTAATGCATTGCAGGCTGAACGCGGTCATGTATTCTACGTTGCTCCCACACAGGGACAAGCCCGTGACATCATGTGGCAGACCCTGATGGAGCTAGGACACCCTGTGATTGCGGGTTCGCATATTAACAACCTGCAGATCAAGCTGGTCAACGGGGCCACGATTAGTCTCAAAGGAGCCGACAGGCCAGAGACAATGCGTGGTGTGTCCTTGAAGTTTCTTGTGATGGACGAGTATGCGGATATGAAGCCCGATGTTTGGGAGCAGATCCTC